ATGGATACACAAAAAGAAGCACTGCGTGTCTGCCGAAAGCTGGCCCGCGGGAAGGTGAATGACGCGGTACGGCTGTTGTTTTTTCCACCGGAGGCCAGCGACCTGCAAAATTTGGATTTGTCGTGTGTGGAAGAAATAAAACGCAGCGACAAAGGCAGTGTGGAAATCAAATTTGCCGACCGGCTGAAAGCCGCGCAAATGATGGCGGAACTGGGCGGTGGCGAAAACATGCAGCCTTTGTACAGCGCACTGAACCAGTCAGCACAGGCAGTGCGGGAGGAGGGCGGACCGAGCGGAAGGGATGCGCTTCAGTAAACAGCAGCTGCGGGCCATGAGCTGGTGGTGTCCCGGCAGCGGTGACGAACAGAAGGACGCCGTTATTTGTGACGGAGCAGTGCGCAGCGGCAAAACGCTGTGCATGGGGCTGGGCTTTGTGTGCTGGGCAATGGCATGCTTTTCAGACAAGAGCTTTGCACTGTGCGGAAAAACCGTGCGTTCTTTAAAACGGAACCTTGTTACGACACTGCTTCCGGCACTGTCGGCTGCCGGTTTCGAATACACCGTAAAAGGGAGCGAAAACCTGCTGACGGTTTCCGCCGGACAGCTGAAGAATCGTTTCTATCTGTTCGGCGGACGGGACAGCAGCAGCGCCGCGCTGATACAAGGAATTACTTTGGCGGGTGTGCTGTTTGACGAGGCGGCGCTGCTGCCGCGGGAGTTTGTCCAGCAGGCACTGGCACGGTGCAGTGTTGAGGGTAGCCGCTTTTGGTTTAACTGCAATCCAGAGGGACCGCAGCACTGGTTTTACACGGAATGGATACAGAAGGCGGCGGAAAAGAATGCGCTGTACCTGCACTTTACCATGGAGGACAACCCCTCTCTTTCCCCGCGGATGCGTGCCCGCTACCGGAATTTGTATACCGGAACTTTTTACGAACGGTACATTTTGGGCCGCTGGGCCGCGGCGGAAGGACTCATCTATCCATTTATGACGGACAAAATGGCTGCGGACAATCCCAAAACCTGTACGGAGTATGTAGTGAGTTGTGATTATGGCACAAAAAACCCCAGTTCCTTTGGATTATGGGGCAAAAACGGTGGCTGTTGGTATCGACTGTCAGAATATTACTATGACGGGCGGCAGCACAGCCCGCGGACAGACGAAGAACATTACTGCGCGCTGGAAAAGATTTGCCGCGGATACAGAATTCGCTGTGTAGTTGTGGACCCCTCGGCGGCAAGTTTTATGGAGACCATCCGCAGGCATGGCAGGTTTCCGGTACTGCCGGCAAAAAATGAGGTGCTGCAGGGAATTCGCCGCACGGGATTGGCACTAAAAGAGGGCCGCATTCGCATCTGCCACGGCTGCCGGGACACTTGGCGGGAATTTTCGCTGTACCGCTGGCAGGACGGTAAAGAAGAACCGCTGAAGGAGAATGACCATGCCATGGACGACATTCGGTACTTCGTTTCTACGGTTCTGCGGCAGGAGAGCGGTGGCTTTGCGGCGGCGGCCGTTCCGCGGAAAGAGAGGGAAGAAAAAAGTTGATACGAAAAAAGAGAGGGAAAAAGGTATCGGCAGGTACGCTGGCTATACAGACTGGCGGACAGGATCTGCCGTTTTCAGCGGTACAGCGGTATGTGCCGCTGTCCAGCGGAGAATTGGGATTGTATTGGAAGCTGCGGCAGGCGGTGCCGGTTATTGACGCAGCCATTGATAAGCTGGTGAGGCTGGTGGGAAAGTTCCGCATTGTCTGTGCCGGAGAGGATACACGGCTGGAATTGGAACAGTTCCTCAGAACCGTGCCGGTGGGGACCGGCGGGGCCGGTATTACAGCCTTTTTGGACTGCTATTTGGACCAGCTGCTGACCTGCGGCAATGCGGTAGGGGAGGCCGTGGTGCAGGGCGGAGAGCTTCGGGCACTGTACAATGCTTCTTTGCAGGACGTAGAGCTGCGGGCAAAGTCACCGGTGGAAATAGAAGTGCGTCGCCGGTGTGTCGGCGGCAGCCGGCCGGTGCCGTACCCGGAGCTTGTCTTTCATACAGCGCTGAACCCACTGCCGGGAAGCGCCAAAGGCAGGAGCATTCTGCAGGGGCTTCCTTTTGTAACCAACATTTTAGTTACGATTTTCCACACCATCGGTGTCAACTGGGAACGCGTAGGGAACGTACGGTTTGCCGTTACCTGCACCCCAAATGAGGACGACCGCGCCTTTGCTGCGGAACACGCGGAGCAAATGGCACAGGAGTGGAGCCGTGCCATGCGGCCGGACAGCAGAAGCGACTTTGTTGCGGTCGGTGATGTACATATTCAGGCAATCGGTGCGGACAACCAGGTGCTGGACAGTGCGGTACCGGTGCGGCAGATGTTGGAGCAGATTGTGGCGAAATTAGGGCTGCCGCCGTTTCTGCTGGGGCTAACGTGGTCGAGCACTGAGCGCATGAGCGGCCAGCAGGCGGATATTTTGACCAGTGAACTGGAAGCGTACCGCCGTCTGCTGAATCCAATTATCCGCCGCATTTGTACGCTGTGGCTGCAGCTTTCCGGCAGGGGAAATGTGCCGTTCCAGATTGAGTGGAACGATGTAACGCTGCAGGACGCAACCGAACTTGCCACAGCGGCCCTGACACGCGCCCAGACAGAACTGACCAAGATGCAGACAAGAAAACTGCGGCGGGAGCTGCAGGGAAAGGGAGAATGATAAATGCAGAACGGATATGTGCTGAAAAGTGTGCAGGCACCGGAAAAAGAGGATCTGCAGAAAATTAACCAGTACACACGAAGGCCGTTTTCTAAGGAGGAAGTGTACACCTTTGGGCTGGTGCTGTGCGACAACGAAATCGACCGTGACGGCGAACGCTTTTCCGTATCGGCCTTGTATGGGCTTGCTGGCCTTTTCCTGGGGAAAAGCGGGCTGTTTAACCACAGCATGGATGCACGAACACAAAGCGCACGCATTTACGACACCAGTGTGGAAACAGACACCAGCCGAAAAACAGCGGCGGGGGAACCGTACAGCCGCCTGACCGCAAAGGCGTATATGCCGCGCACCAAAGGCAACGAGGACTTGATTTTGGAAATAGACAGCGGCATTAAAAAAGAAGTGAGCGTTGGCTGTGCCATGGGCAGTGCAGTGTGCTCCGTATGTGGGGCAGACCGCCGAAAACACCCCTGTGGGCATCAAAAAGGCGGAAAATATCAGGGAAAGGTTTGCTGTACCATTTTGAGCGACCCGAAAGACGCTTATGAATGGAGCTTTGTCGCAGTACCGGCACAGCGGGCTGCCGGTGTTACCAAAAGCTATCCGCCAGCGGCGGAAGAAAGCGAGGACGCCGCCGAATGGGGACGGCGCTGGAAAGAACACCTGACAGAGGAAACGACCCGTTATTTTTCACTGGCGTGCCCGGGCGTGCCGGCCGCATCGGCTAAGAAGATGACGGAGAGCCTGTCGCCGGAGGAACTGGAACAGGTGGAAAAGGTCCTGTCCCATGCGGCAAACCGGCGCCTGCCGCTGCAGGTACAGCTGGCCCCGGAACGGACAGCCGCACCGGATGAGAACAACGATTTCCGCATTTAAGGAACAAGATATTTAGGAGGAAAAAATGGAAACTTCAATGAATGGATATGGAGAAAACGCAGCGACTTTTCTTTGCAAGACACAGCTGACGCCGGGTACACCGGTGATGGTGACGGCAAACGGCACCGTGTCCGCGGCAAGTGGAAATTTCTGTGGCGTGGTGCTGTCGTGGCGCGACGGTGTGGCGGCCGTGCAGATGGAGGGCTATGTACAGCTGCCCTACAGCGGGGCAAAACCTGCGCTGGGGTATCAGACTCTGACCGCGGCAAATGGAAAAGTGGCGGTTTCCACAGCGGACGGCGGCGTTCAGCGGCTGGTCGTGGACACTGACAGTACAACAATCGGTCTGCTTCTGTAAGGAGGGCATTTATATGGCATTTTATGAAAATTTACATTTGGACAAGGGCATGTACGGCACCGGAAAATCCTTTACACAGGTGCTGGAGGGACTGGATAGTTCTGAAAATTACCGTGGAACACCGCTGGAGGACCTAGACGCGTATCAGCGGCAGCTGAAGCGCTTTGACATTCATGTAAGTGGCGCGGGCAGTGACCGTGTGGAAAAGTTCTTCCAGACGGGAGACAGCGCTGCCCTGTTCCCAGAGTATATCTGCCGTGCGGTACGGCAGGGCATGGAGCAGGAGAATCTGCTGCCCCGGCTGGTGGCTACGGTGACAAACGTAGAAGGAATGGACTACCGCACCATTGTCAGTGCGCCGCTGGAAGAGGAAAAGAAACTGAAAACGGTAGCCGAAGGCGCCGCGATTCCACAGACAGTCGTGCGCACACAGGACCATTTGGTGCAGCTGCATAAGCGCGGCCGCATGCTGGTGGCAAGCTACGAAGCACTGCGCTTTCAGCATTTGGACTTGTTTACCGTTACGCTGCGGCAGATTGGTGCGTATATTGTGCGCGCACAGATGGGCGACGCGGTGCAGGTCCTGCTGAACGGCGACGACGGAACCGATAAAGCCGAAGAGATTTCCGGTGAAGCGCTTTCTTATGACAGCCTTTTAAAGCTGTGGGGCAAACTTTCACCTTATCGTATGAATGTGCTGCTGGGCGGTACGGCCGCTGTACAGAAAGTGCTGGGCCTTGCGGAAATGCGTGACGCACAGGCGGGCCTAAACTTCCAGGGGACAGGCAAGATGGTTTCGCCCATGGGTGCGGAACTGCTGCATGTGCCGGATGTACCGGACGGCAAACTGCTGGGACTGGACCACACCTGTGCATTGGAAATGGTGCAAGCAGGCGGTGTACAGACCGAGTATGACAAGCTGATAGACCGTCAGCTGGAACGTGCGACCATCAGCACGATTGCAGGATTTACAAAAATTTTCAACGGTGCTGTCAAAATGCTGGATTATACGGACTAAAGCAGGAACAGAACTGGGCGGGTGGGTTTGGGAAGTCTGTTTTTGCAGATGGAAAAGGAGAGAAACATGGAAACAGACAATATCTTAAATAAGCTGCAGCTTCTGCACGGCTTGCAGGCGGACGAAGCAGAGAAATACCGGCCGCTGGCACAGGAAGCGGTGGACCGGCTGGAGAACTGCCGCCGAAAAGATGGGGGCGATTCCCTGCTGGAAACTGCCGCTGCCGCACTGGTGCATTTGCAGCTTACCCTGACGGAACCGGCAGGCAGCTTCACGGCCGGAGATGTGCACGGCGACAACACACAGGAACGTGCAGCGGCAAAAGAACTTTGGAAGGAGTCACTGGCGGCCGCCGCGCCGTACCTGCGTGATGAGCGTTTCATTTTCAGGAGCGTGCCATGACGCGGGCCGCGTTTGTTGCGCAGATGCTGGAACGATACGGTGAGGAGGCCGTGTGCGGTGGTCAGAAAGCGCCAGTCGTTCTGCGGTCGCTGCGTCCGAACGATTTGCAGGACAGCCGCAGCATCTGTACAGCTCCGGCGGAATTTTGCCCGCGGGAGGGCACAAAACTGTCTTGTGGGGGCCGGCTGTATACCGTACTGCGCTGCGGTGGTCGGTACCTGAAAAACCGGCGGCTGTACACATGGGCCGTGCTGCAGCAGGAAGGAGAGGAAGACTGTGAATGAGGAACTTCTGACACCGCAGGAAAAACTGAGCGAGGAACTGGAAATGCAGTATCTGCGCTATCCGCGGCCCCCACAGGAGGAGAGCGGAACATGAAACAGCTTTTTATGGCGTACAAGGATTTTACATGGCCGCGTCTGCCGGACAGCCTGCAGATGCAGAACCAGAAATATGTGGATGTCCTGCCACAGCCGGAAAGCGGGGAAACCCTGCAGGAACTGGGGCAGCATGGACGCGTGGTGTCCGGCAGCGGCGTATTTGTTGGCGAGGAGGCAGAGCAGGAGTGGGAAGCGCTGTGTGCCTGCTATGCTGGGGGAGGTTCCGGAACACTGTATTTGCCGGGCAGAAAGCCGGTGCAGGCGATTTTTGCGGAACTTTCGCTGCAGCAGCCGCTGCGCCGGACTTACATTGTGTATCGATTCCTTTTTCAGGAACTGCTGCCGCAGGCAAAACAGCCGGGAGTGTACACAGCCAAAACAGGTGACTGCCTGTGGAGCGCGGCCACGGCAGCCGGTACAACGCCGGAAGAACTGCTGCAGGCGAACCCTGGGCACATTCGATGGGCCAATGAGCTGACGGCTGGACAAAAGCTGGTGGTGCCGTGAACGGCATTCTGTATGATGCGGACGGCGGACAGCAGATACTGGCATCGCCTGTGAAAGTAACCCTGCAAAGAAGTGTGAGCGCACCGGCCGATGTTTTGGAGGCGGTCTTTCCGCTGACGGGGCCCGTGCGGCCGGCTGCCTTTTTCCGGATGGCGGCGGCGGGCAAGGTCCTGTTTGACGGGCCGGTGGACACCATGCGGGAAACAGACGGCAGGCTTTTGCACCTTTCGGTGCGCAGCAGGGCGGCGCTGCTGCTGGACAGCCAGGCACTACCGGGAACATGGCTGCACCCGGGGCTGCGGAATTTGTTCCAAACCTGCGCTGTACCATACGGATTCACACAAATCGTGGGCGATATGCGTGTATTTGACACACCGTATACCATTGATTCCAACAAAAGCGAATGGCAGGCACTGGACACGTTCTGTCAGTCATTTTTGGGGACAGCTCTGTGGGAGGAAAACGGCGTTCTACGCGCGGAACAGCCCACTTTTTCAGAACCGGCGGTGTTGGGAAAATCGGGTATTCCGTATCTAAAAGTGTGCCGCACTTGGCAGATGTATCGGCAGCTTTCGGAGGTGTGGGGCATCCGCAGCGGCGAACTGGAGAATTGTATACAGGATTCGGCAGTTCGGCAGACGGGTATTCTGCGCAGGCGCATCAGTGCTGCACCTGAGGCAGCACTGCAGGAAGCATGTGGACAGGTGCAGACAACATCGGTCTTGTGCGTGGGCTGGCAGCCGGTGAAGCTGTGGCAGCCAGCGGTACTTTGGCTGCCGCAGGAGACACTGCAGCTGCAGGTTAAACAAATTTTGTACCAGCTGAGTACAGAAGGCAAAACAACGCGCCTGTTGCTGCAAAACGGATAAAAACGGGAGGCAGCGAAATAGATGTGGATTGTAGACCGGCTGCTGCAGGAAAACCGCGGCAGCAGCACCAAGACAGGCATGATTACCGGAGAAAGCAGTGCCCAAACAGCGGTTTCCGATGAAAAGGTGCAGATGTGCGGGCCGTGGGGAGTTCAGTGGTGCGCACCCGCGGGCAGCAAAGCAGTGCTGCTGAAAACAGACAGCGGCACCATGTGTTTGGGAACCGCCGGAAATACAGATGATTTAAAGCCGGGAGAACTGCGGCTGGTGTCGCAGGGTGGAGCGGAGGTTTACCTGACAGCGAGCGGAGAGGTTGTGATTAACGGCCAGACCTTTGCGGCGAAGGAGGAGAAGTAAGTGGAAAATCGGCTGGAAAACGGGGATTATGTTCTTTCACCGGGCGGTGTGCTGGAAACTGTGGACAAAGAGGAGGCACAGCTGCAGGGTGCCGCAAGACGGCTGCTGATACAGCGGGGAAGCTTTGTGTATGCACCGGACTTTGGCTGCCGGACATTTTCTGCGGAACAGGCGGCGGCGCCCGGCGCTGAACAGAAGGCGGTGCTGCTTGTCCAAGAGGCACTGGCACCGCTGGCGGGGAAGGTCCTGCTGCAGAGGGTACATTTGGAGGAAACAGGAACGTCAGTTCAGCTGCGCGCAGGCAGTATGGAAAAAACAGTTTTGGTGCCATATGCGTAA